GGCTCGCTAGGTGACGAAACGGCCGCTACAGCGGCCTCCTCACGAATGAGGCCCATAGCCCTCATCTCGTCCTTATTAGCCTCATCCGAGGCGAAATCAACAAAAAGCGCGGGATCATTATCAAATCTCGCCCTTACCTTGGCGGGCAGCTGAAGGAAGGAGTCTTGAGCTGCCATTACCGCATTAAGGGCAGACTGATAATCAGTAATCCCGCTAAAATCACCATACTCAGGCTGAACGCTACCAACAGGTAGCTGACCAGTAACATTAAACTTACGCAAAATATTATTAATGTCGCACTCATCCCTAAATGACTGCTGAGTCCTACTAGGACTAGTAAAAACAAACTTGGCAGAATCACTATTCTTGTCACGATCATAGGTAATCGGATTCTTAACACGTGTCATATCACTTCCCAAATATAGACTTAGCTGTATTAATTGCACCTGAAATAAACCTGCCAACAGGACCAAACTGCTCTATATGCCTACGCATATTTTCTGTGTTAGCTTCTGCCCTAACTTGATTCTGATCAAGTTGAGCCTTAGCCATATACAACGGAATCTGAGCACGCAATAACGCCGTCTGTTGCTCAATATTCAATTGCTTAAATAACTCCGTTTGAGTTGTAGCCAAAATCTGGTCAACCATCGCCCTAACTTGAGCGGGCTTTTCACGCTCAGTAGCTATTTGAGCTGCAGATAACTCCGTATCTGTCATAACTTTAGCTGTCTGCTGAGTACTCAAACCAATATCGGCTACAGTCTTCTCCAAATTAGCCTTAGCTTGAGCAACACCAGTCTCTTGAATAACCTCTGTCTCAGCAGCTGTTTTAGCTGCCTGAGCAGAAGACTGACGAGCGCCGGCGCTCGCAGAATACGCCTGAACTGCGGCCATACCGGGACTCTGAGCAACATAACCAGCACCTGGGGGAGTAGAAGCCCCAGATGCCTTCATATACCCATACATCGGGTTAATACCCGCTGCCTTCAAATCAGCGACCTGACGCTGATAAGAAGTATTAGACATACGCTCTTGAAACTCCATCTGCCGCTGCGCTACTTCCGCATTCGCAGCATTAGTCTCTTTCTGAGACTGATAACCAACAAGAGCTGAAAGAAAATCGTCCATTAGAAATGATCAATCAAACCAGGTACGGAGTACAACGGCATAGGCCGTGCCTGTCTTACATTAAAGAACGCATCAAACAGAAACTGTTTTCCATTGGCTTCTTCGCCAATAGCAACAACACGATCCACCGGCGGTGTATCTTCAATAAATTCATCGTTCAATACAGGCAGAGTCCCAAATTCTTGGGCCAAATGCCAAGCATCTAATGTACCCGCTGCCGTTGAACGAAAATAACCAGTAATCTGGCTGGGCTTATAACGATACTCTGCCCAGCGCTCCTGATAACCAAATACATCGTCATCAGTAGATGTACCAGTGCAATAAATCTCTTTATTAAGCACTGCCTGCTCACCAAGTGTTGCAAACGCAGGAAAATAAAAATCATAACGTGTAGACCTTGACCACATACGTGGAAGGCCCTGCTGATATGTTAAATCAGCACGAACCGACACTAAACCTATAAGCACCCCGTGCTCAGTAGCATTGTACGTAAATCCGTGATTGTACGCGAGAGCCGTGCCAAAAGCGGCCAAATTGCCTTGCGGACTAGTATCCGCAGCAAGCCCTGTGGCGCTAGTTTGGGCAACGGGATTAATAGATACGGGAGTGCTACCACCACCAAGATATTCAGGGCGCTGCAAACGAGCATCAGGACTGACAACTCCAAAATGCGAACGGATAATTTCAGTGTAACGAGTACCGCCACGAGCGTCCCTTTCCAATAATTTCTGTATCTGAAAACTTTGACGTAGCTGATTAATAGTCGCAGCTGTTGCTGTCGACAAATCAGCATACAAACCAGAAGCACCAACAGTAGAACCATTGATAAAAACTTGAGTGCCAGCACCAAGTACGTTGACCGTGTTGCCAGTACCAGCATTAAAATCTGATTTAATAACAGCTGAAGTACCTAACGGTAACTCTACCGCATCGCCCTTCTGTGGCCAGGGCAGGGCACTTGTAAAATAGTCATGTCGCTTACCGCGACGACGTAAAACGTAATCAGCCGGATCATCCGGCCCATCGTTAGTATCAACAACAGCAGAATCTTGTAAATTCTGATCTCTAAACCATTCATTCCAAATTAAGTTATACGCACGTGTCCAAAATGCACAATGCGTAACCGTATTTGGAGCTGTAATCTGGCCTGCCGTAGGCAGTCCCATATAATCTTGCAGTGAATTAACTGCATAACCACCGGCCGGCGATGTCATCTCCGGCACTGTGAAATCTATAGAACTGTCAGGGTCTGGGGCTCTTTCACCCATAAACCTCTGCCAATGACGCCAAACCAACCGGTTTGGAACAAAAAAGAAAAACGAATCGAGATGCATGTTATCCATAAATGGAAACAGTGGCGTAGCCAATCGGGCAAACGCCGTCATCTGTAAATTAATCGTATCTCCAGGGAGAACTTCATCCACATATACGGGAATCAAATATCCCGAATCAAACGTCGTCTTATACGACTTCTGTGAATCAAACTTAGACCGAGGAATATCAGCTCGCGGAATCATAGCGAACTGATGGACATTTACAGACTTATTACGATACATCATCGTTATCTCCTAATTGCGGGGCGATCTTTTCAGATCACCCCCCTTATATTTAACTACGACTCTTAACCTGCTTGCCTAACGCTAACAGCTTCGGAGCCTCATGTAAAGCAAATTTACCATCAAAATCATCAAAAATACCCAATTCGTATAAATCGAAATCGTCGGGATGCGCGTACATCTGATTATCTGGCGCATTACGATTAACTTCATCCTGAAAACTACGAATAGCAACTCCAGTAGCAGGTAAAAAAAACGGGCGACCATAGCACTCTGCCGCCCTATCTCTGATAGTACACACTAACATCTTCATAGTATTTCCTCACGTCAAACTACGTTTAAGCAAGGAAAATCTGGCTTTCGCCACCTTTTCCTTTGCTGCCAATCTCTCAACAGTATTATCTTCATACTTGTCTCGAGCTCTCTTTTCTCGCTCAAACTCTATCCATTCAAAACTGATAGGGTCGTCGGCCTTATACTTTTTATCGTAAAAGCGAGGTGGCCGAACCTTACGCCCGTTCACAACCACATAATCATGTGGGTAAACGTCATCCTTAAACTCTTTATACCAATCAAAACCTATGCCTGGCTTCAAACTCATCTTATTAAACTCAGGTCTACGCTGCGAAACCTCCCCAGTATCTGGGTCAACCCACTCATAATGTTCGGCTTGTTGCTTACCGTTAATCTTTTTCATGATGTAACGGGCAACGTACGCAGCCGATTGAAAGTTGACCTCTCCGAGGGAGGAATAACCAAAAGGCCACAGCTTTTCAAGCTGTTCGGATCTAAAAATTCTACTGCCAACATCCGTCCGCTTCCAAAGCTTCTTATCCGAAAAATCGAAGTTGAAAACGCAGGCATGGAAGTGAGGTCTGCCAAAATTTTCGCCATATTCTCCTGCCATATAAAAACGGATCGGATACTGACCCTCTACGGGGTCAATGCCTCTGTGCGCCTTTCTAAGGCGCTTCATGAACTTTTGAAAATGATCATAATGCAAACTCTGGTCTGCCGGCAAGTTCTCATCGTTATACGTTAACGTAATAAAACAGTTGTTTGTATACCTACTTGCCTCATGCAAACACCTAATCGCCCACTGGCGAGAACGCTCAAGCCGACAACCTACGCACTGACCGCATGGCAGCGTGAGGCTGCGCACGATGTCGTGCCTGGCGCTCTCATAGAAAACAACGTCCCCTGCTGCCGTTTTCCACGCCGATAACGGGTGGAAACAGGGCACGTTACAGTCGCCATCCGCCGCGCATAGGGTTACTACGCATATTGGCGGACTTCGTCCGCATAGAACCCCTACGAAACTTCTTAGCGGCTTTATATTTATTCATTGGTCTGCGACGCATCATCTTTTTTCTCCTTTTGGTGTCACCTAGCACAGTTACATCAAGTAGATCACTGTGCAGGCTCGCCCACAGGGGGCTCGCTAGGTGACGAAACGGCCGCTACAGCGGCCTCCTCACGAATGAGGCCCATAGCCCTCATCTCGTCCTTATTAGCCTCATCCGAGGCGAAATCAACAAAAAGCGCGGGATCATTATCAAATC